AGGGAGTCTTTTTATTTTTGAAAAATTCATGTTTTTATTTCCAATGTTTTTTGTAAAATAGTGGTATTAATTTTTTATCTCCAATGTTTTTGTAAAAATAGTGGAGATATGATATACTACAAATAGTGAATCGTCTACAGCGTGTAATGGCGTTGGACACTGAACCACCACCGTATACAGTGGTGGTTCTTTTATTTTGTTAGAGATGTGATATAGTATATTACATAATGTTATGATATTTTTAATATATAAAGATATTAAAGAGGTGATAATATGTATATGTCATATGACTATGAAGAGTTGATAGAGTCTGTAAAATGTGATATTGATAACGGTAAATCTTTTGATGATGTTGTATATATTAAACGTAAGAAGAGCCCGTTATATAATCCTATCATTGACTATGGATATGATAAGGAAGAATTTATAAATAAGTACGGAAATGATATAGAAGAAACAACCATAGACGAACTACTTGTTGAAATGGATAGCATGGATTCGTTGATTTAAATATGATATAATATAGTTAAGAAAACTTATCGAATATACCTCTTAATCAAAATTGACCGAAATGCAAAATAAATTTAAATGATAAGTTTTTAGAGGGTGGGATTTTATTCCTACCCTCTTTTAACGTCAAAAAACGGCAAAAACTATATTAGTAATTAATTGAAATATGAGAAATCACGATTGTGATATTATAATATATAATAAGCTTTATAAGCATAAATACTAAATAAATCAATGTTTGATAAATTTAACATGTAAGGCACCAATTATTTATTGTAATGCGTAAAACGTTAATAAATACGGTAAAATGTAGCTTTTTTATATATCCGTCAATAAATCCGTCAAAAAATTAAAATATATTATTAATCATATTTGACGCTTGTTTTCTCATATCATCTGTATAGTGCACATAATTATTTATAACGGTTGCTACAGTATCGCCTAAAAGAGCGGACACTGTTTTTATATCTACACCGTGTGATAACAGCCGTGTAGCGTAGGTGTGTCGCAGTGAATGCATAGAATATTTTTTACCTATGAGTTTATGTATTGTTTGATTTGAATAGCTTTCCGAGCAACTCTTATAAAATATACGTTTTTTACAATCTTGTTCTTTTTGCTTTTTTTGCCAATAGATAAATAAAGTAGTAAGCATTTTAGGGATTGGAATAACCCTATTCCCGTGTTTGTTCTTTACTGGAGCAAATTTATTTAAAACATATTGTTTGTTAATGTTGATTGAGCTTTTTTTAAAATTTATATCTTGCCATGTAAGACCTGATATCTCGCTTTTTCTCATTCCAGTTTGCATGGCAACCAATATGTAAAAATGGATAATTTTTTCTTTAGGATTAAGGGCGTTTAATAATTTGTTATATGTATCGTTATCTAAAGAAATACGCTTTTCTGTTCTTTTGTCTTTTATGTGTTGTATGTGTTCTGCTGGGTTGCTTTTTAAAATTTTATATTTTACGGCATAATTCATTAATAATTTTAAAATAGTAATACATATGTTCGTTGTTCCGATACTATATTTTTCTGTTAATAAGTATACTTGAGTTGAAATATCTTGATAAGAAATATCTACAATCCTTTTGTCTTTTAATTCTCTTATAATATTTATAGTCATTTTATAGTTTATTATCGTTGTTTCCGACAAAGTATTTTTCTTATCTCTTAAATAAATCTGTTCCAAAAATTCATTTAACGTGATGTTGAGTAATGTTTTGTCTGTTGTAAGTCCTGATAATTGTTCTAGTTCTTTTATCATGGTCGCTTGATATGCTTTAGCGTCCACCTTTGTTTTAAAACCTTGTTTGCTTTTCTGTTTCCAGTTTCTACCGACCTTATAAGAGCCTATTAACTGGTATCCATTATCTTTTTTTCTGATAGTAAAATTAATTTGCAATCCCATAGTCATTACTCCTTTTGTATAAAATTAAAAGCTCGCATGTATTGTCACATGACGAGCTATTTTTTATTGCACACATTGAACTATCAACTAATAGTTGACTGTTGCCGACACCTTGATTAATTTAACTATTGTTTATTTTTATTTATTTTTTGCCTAATCATTAAACAAATAATAGCTAAAAATGCTAAAGCGGTTAATACCATTCCGCATTCATTCAAAAACAATAACACCTTTAAAATAAATACCATTTTTATATATCCTCACGTTTTGAGCTGTTAAACATTCTGCTGATTAATTCCGAAACACAAACAACCCCAACAACAATTGCGTGTATTAAAAAATTAATAATTATAATAGGTAACATTATAATATTTACTGCAACCCCGACAATAAGCATTATGATTTCCATATTTACTCCTATCTTATAAAACAGCTTTCTTTACTAAATGTTTTTAACAACTCTAATGTATCTTTAAGTGTAAGTGTTTTCTCCCCCTTGATACTATCTATCATAGTAGGATTGTTTCGTAAGCACGTATGAGCTATCAATAAAAAGGCAAATTTATTAGCTTCATACTCTTTTTTGTCTTGCTTAGAAACAGATAGTTTATGTATATCAAATAAATGATATCCGCCTTTGTGTAATATCACATGACCTAGTTCGTGAGCAAGAACCACACTACGTTGATTATTATCTAAATCCGAATGTATTAATATAATCTTTTTATTTAATACTTTAATTAATAGTCCGTATGAGCCAATGCTATCTGTATGAACAACGGATATGTTCATAAATTTGCATAATTCATACGGGTTGTTTGTTTCATATTGTCTTACTATATCCAATACTAAAGGATACATACGTTTCATACTATTCCTCGAGAATTGTTTTTAATATATTTCTAATTTGTTTCTTTTCTTTATCACTTAATTCTTTACCGCCATATGTCATGTAGGTAGCGGTAGAAAGGATGTCTTTTATTTCTATGTTCGGAGAAGACTTATTGATAAGGGTTTTATCTTCAATTAAGTCTGATTTTTCTATATTAAAATAATTTGCCAACATTTCTATTTTATCTATACGTGGATATGATTTTGCTCTAACCCACTCTGAAAAAGTTGTTTCTTTAAAATTTAAAATCTTACAAACGTCTTTTTGCGTAACTTGTTTCTTTTCTAAATAATACTTAAGATTTTTAGCAAATATTTCTTTGTTCCCTAATCCGTTTTCCATCTTGGACACCCCCTCTTATATCAGTATTATATACGAATAAAGCGTATTATGTCAAAAAAATACAAAAAATATATGGTTTACCCCTTGACAATACGGTTTAATTGGATTATGATATGTGTAGAAATGAGGTGATTTAAAATGGAAAATATAAACCTTACACTAAAAGCAGCTAGAGCAAACAAAGGCTATACGCAGAAAAAAGCGGGAAATCTTCTAGGAGTAAGCGAATCAGTAATATCAAATTGGGAAAGAGGGATATCCTTTCCTGATGCATTACAGATAAAGAAAATAGAAAAGGTTTATGAAGTGCCTTATGATAGGCTTATTTTTTTAAAAAACAAATCCAATTAAACCGTATAAAGGAGATGAAACAATGAACGAATTACAGATTTTTAAAAATAATGAATTTGGAAATTTAAGAGTGGTACAAAAAGATAATCAAACATGGTTTGTCGCAAAAGATGTTTGCGAGTGCTTGGGGCTTAGTAATTCAAGAAAAGCATTAACACGATTAGATACAGATGAAAAAGCTGATGTAACTTTAAGTGACGGCAGGCAAAACAGAAACTATGCAACTGTCAATGAATATGGGTTATACGCATTAGTACTCTCTAGCCGTAAGCCGGAAGCACATCAATTTAAACGTTGGGTGACACACGACATATTACCTACCATTCGTAAACACGGTGCATATATGACACCAGAAACGATTGAAAAGACGTTAACTGACCCCGACTTCATTATTCGCCTTGCTACAGAACTCAAGAACGAAAAACAAGCAAGAATCAAGGCGGAAGAAACCATTATACAGAATAGACCAAAGGTCTTATTTGCTGATGCAGTATCTGACAGTAACAGCTCCATCTTAGTAGGGGACTTAGCAAAGATATTGCGAGGTAACGGAGTAAACATTGGGCAAAAGAGATTGTTTTCATGGATGCGTGAAAACGGATTCCTTATGAAAGGAACGGAAAGCAGAAACATGCCGACACAAAGAGCGATGGAGATGGGATTGTTCAAGGTTAAAGAAGGAACTTACATTAATGGAGACGGAGTAAACGTAACCACCAAAACAACTAAAGTTACAGGGAAAGGACAGCAGTATTTTATTAACAAATTCTTAGGAAATTAAAAATGAAGAAGTTATATACAGTGCAAGAACTTGCCGAGATAATGGACGTTGCCACAAACACTATATATAAATACGAAAAAACAGGACAAATTAAATGTATTAAGAACTTGAGACCTATGAGGTTTACGCAGGACGAAGTAGAACGTCTTATCGGTGAAGAGTTAAACAAAGAAACAGAAGAAGAAAAAAAGCTAAAGAAAGAAAATAAGAAACTGAAAAGCGAAATACAGCGTTTAAAAGGTCGATTAAATCGTATAGCATCAGTCGCTTGTAGTGAGCTTGCGGAGGAGGTGGAAACATGGTAAAGAAAAGCATTTTACGGCGTATCAAATGGGGTAATGTGGCGATAGTTATTATGTGGATAGTATCTATTATCTGTATTGCATATATGTGCCACGATACAAAAAGCTATGCAGTAACTACAACAGGTGGACTTGTCAGACATAGCTACACGTTACAAGTAGGTGATACGATTTGGGACGTGGCAAGTAATGTATCTACATCAAACGATGATGTAAGAGAGGTTGTATACAAGATACTTGAAGATAATAAGATATCTAATCCAAGTGCAGTACAAGCAGGACAAACAATTTATATTTACTTAGAAAGAAAACAATAAGGAGTAATAAAAATGGATTCAAATAAATTAACTAAGAAATCATTAAAAGAAATAATCGCCGAATTAAAAAAAGAAGAATTTGATTTAGGAATAACGATTGACATTAAAGACGGGTATATGAAAGTAGAGCCCAGAAATATAACGACACTTAGGAAAATGGGAGCTTTATTGTTCCATTTAGTGGGATATATCAAGTTATCTGGAAAGGAAACGTGGGAGAAAAAAGATGAAAAAGAGAAAGGAGAAAATCTCAATGAACTTATATTAAATGTTGTTGAATCGGGATTAAGAGTAGAGAGTAATGAATCTCTTGTTTTAAATACAGCTTTTCTCCTTAGAAAAACTTCAAAGGATAAGTATAAACATGACTAAAGGAATGGAAATTAAATTAGCACCTAACATCGGTGAAACGTGCTTAAAAATAAACGATGGTGAAGAAATGCCAAAGATTGGAGATATCATTTATTCGACCGCAGGTATTACGGGAAAAAAGAAACGAGTACAAATTATTGATATCGGAACGATAACACCAATGTTTGGATATAAGATAGTCAAAATTTGGTTTAACAGAAAAATAAAAAAGGAACGCAAGCACAAAGCTTAACGCCCCTTTTAAAAAGGAGTAATGAAAAATGAAATACATTTTTCTTACTACCAGTAGTATATCACAAGGAGAAAAAAGATGGAATATCATTTTGAAAATTTATCAAGAACAATAGAAATAGTCAACAACAAATTGCTTATTGCTTTAGAAAAAATATTCGAGGATAACGGCGGAAGAGTGCTGTATACCACGCTTTACAACTTAACAGGTGGCGATGTGTTTTTACGTGACCGTGTATTTATTAAACAGGTAAAAGGACGCATGGAAAGACAAGGAACTAAATTTGATGTAGTTGTTGATGTGGAGTTAACACGAGATGGATTTGATAAATTTTATGATCCGTCACTGAAACTGTCTATAACACCTATTGACCCGACAGGATATCCGTTAGGTGCAAAAACTGTAACAACAAACATAGGCTACTACATTACATCAATCGAGGAAGAAATAACAAGAGTAATTGACAATATGGACAAAAAAGCGTTTGAAGAAATGGAAGATTCCGATACAAAAATGCCATTTTAAAAAGGAGAAACATTATGAGAACCATAACTTATAACATCATGAATTAAAAAATGCACAACCATATAAAAGACGTATTAAACAGATATGGCGGAAAAATAGAAACTATCACCTTGGGAAACATATCAAAGGATAACATTTTCTTTGAAGACGTGGTTATTATCACCAGTTTTAAGGGATATCTCCTTTTTAATGGCGAGCCACGTACAATTGAAATCGAATCAAGTTATGATTATCAAGATGTTAGTGTAACGGTTTGGCATGATATTGGAGTTTTGACCGAAAAATGCAAAGGGAATTTATGTGAGTTTAACTTAGCCGGTATATTAGACAAAATAATCGACAGAACAAAAGAAAAAATAAAACAAGAAACAGAATCCGAAACCGCACCACTTTAAAAGGAGAAATAAAATGTATAGACCATTATATGAATTATCTAATGAATATAAAGCGTTAATCAATGAGGTTGTAGATACAGAAACAGGAGAAATTAAAGGAAGTGAACTTGACTTTGATGCACTCACCGCCTTACAGGACGACATCGAACATAAGATAGAAAATATCGGTATCTATTACAAAAACGAAGAGGCGGAGGCTGACAAGATAAAAGCGGAAATTGACCGCCTTACTAAACGCATGAGACATCACAAAGCAGAGGCGGAACGAGTAAAGAATTATTTAATGACTTACGCTTTTGATACTAATGTTGATACACCTAAAGTAAAGGTTAAGTTCAGCAAAGGGCGAGAAAGCGTAAACATCGTTGACGAAACAGCTATTCCTGACAAGTTTATTAAGGTGACTTACACCCCGAACAAAACAGAAATCTGTAAACTTTTAAAACAAGGCGAAAAGGTCGCAGGTTGTGAGCTTGTAAGAAAGCCTACAGTGAGCATTAAGTGAGGACTATATGGCAGAAAAGAAGACAGTACAGGCGGTTGAAACACCGCCTA